CAAGCGTGGGCGTTGTTAGGGGGACGAGATTAACAAACAAAACAACATAATCAAATCAATCAACCAAAATGAAATTTGGGGATCATACCCCCATCGTAGTGAAGAAGGACAAGGGACAGGCATCTGTCACCTTTAAGAAACGTGCGAGTGTGAAGCCCGACGGCGTCGAAAATGACGGGCACACCCAGTACAATTCCGAAGTTGCCTTCGCGAACATAAGAGCGACTGCCAATGTCTGCCGGGTTAAGGACGACCACGTGTCAAGCGTGGGCGTTGTTAGGGGCCCGATATTGGAGGGAGTTCCCATCACCGTGCCCAGTAATACAGCGGGGGCCACTGCTCATGCAATGAAGAAGCGTTGCGATTATGCTCCGGTTGTGCCGGACATGACCCAGTTTGATCTGGGCCACAAGCTTCTCATGGAAAAATTTGATCCGCTCGATACCATTCGAGTGGATAAAGCGCTGATCGACAGGTACATTGAATCCTGTCCACCGGCCAAGGCAGAGAAGCTCCTCCGTGCTTTTGAGAGCGGAGAGTACAAGTTTGATGGGAACACTAAGCATGTGTTCGCGAAGCAGGAAGTCCTTCTCAAGGATCACGGAGCCCAACCCCGGGTTGTTTATCAGGGTACAGATATGTACAATCTCCTGACGGGGTGCGTTGCAGTTGAGCTGCAGCGCCGAATGAAAGAGGTGTTCAGCAGGCGCAATCCTAAGAACACCGGAAATGTAGTGATATTCGCTTGTGGAGCATCTGGTGAAGAGCTCGGCGATATCATCCATTCGACGGCCGGTGAGGCACTTGAGAGTGACATGGAGAACAACGATGGGAGTCAGGGTAAAGAACTTCGCCGACCAGAGGCGATGTTCTATGCAAAGCTTGGAGCACCAATGTGGTACGTTAGGGAGTTTGCGAAAAACACGTCTGTTCGTGTGTGGACTCGGTATGGTATCGAGGCTACTGTGGACGGAAGTCGTTGGAGTGGGGAGACCACCACAACGACTGGCAATTCATACGTGGGAATAGCTGGGATCTTGGCAGCAGCGTGGAATGCCGGGGTCAAGAAAAGCGTACAGATACATGGTGGGGACGATTTTTTGGGGTATTACGAGAAGGGGGATGTGGCTGCCATGAAAGAGCACATCCCTAGCACTATTTCCTCTTTTGGAATGAAGGCAAAGGTGGCCCAGCCCCTTACTCGTGCGCATGGCACTTTTTATAGGAAGCGCTATGTATCCGACATCAGGAAAACTCGTCCCGTTCCTCAGTTTGGGCGCGTTCTGGCAAAGCTGAACGTGAGAGCCAACCTCAATTCGAGTGTTGGCGACCGTGAGTACATGGCAGGGAAGTATTACTCTGCCGCGTACGAACATCGGTTCGTGCCCTATTTGAGCAAGCAGTTGCTCAGTGCCGCTCAGGAGATGAGCGAAAAACCCTATTTTGACGAAAGAATGACAAAGTTAGCCGAAATGGGAACCGTGGAGCAGATCGCGGCGAAGGTTGAGAGTGCAGATTGCATCGATGAAAATTCATTCTCGGATTTTCTTCAGGGTGTATACGGGATCGGGATCGAGGATCTTGTGTACGAGTATGGACGTGCTGCCGAAGGGTGCAAAGCGTGGCTTGACGGCTACACATTTGTTGACAAGAAAGGCAAGCACAGGACAAAGGCGCCCCCCCCTGTGACAAAAATCGGTGGTCAGACAATCGAGGCGCTCTTGAGACACGATCTTTAGAGAACAACTGCCAGTGACCCTTGTGAATAGAGTAACTCCGAGCCAAGAGTGAACTAACCAACAAGT